GCCGTCCATGCTGTCGCCGAAGCCTACGCCCACGCCGTCCGCCATGTTTCCGCCGATTTCAGCGAATACCGTTGACGGGGAATGTATGCCGAAGAAGTTTTTAATGCCGTTCACAAGCCCCGAAGCCCAGCCGGATACCTGTTCCCATAGCCACGAAGCCGCGCCGCTGATACCTTCCCACAAGCCGCGAAGAAGGTTTCCGCCCGCCTCGACAAGCATATACCCAAGATCGCCGATCGCGCCGACAATGCCCGTTATAATCTGCGGGATCGCCGCAACAATTTCAACGATGATTTGCGGCAAGTTCTGAATGAGCGCCACGAATAGCTGTACGCCCGCCATAATGATTTGGTCGATGTTTCCGATCAGCGCGTCAACAATTCCGCTGATGATCTGCGGGATCGCTTGAACGATCGTCGTTATAATCTGCGGAAGCGCCTGTATCAGCGCGACAAGAAGATCAATACCCGCTTGAATGATAAGCGGTATATTTTCCATAAGTGCCGTAATAATGCCGTTTATGATTTCCGGAATTGCGGCAACGATCGCCGTTATGATTTCCGGAAGGGCAGTAACCAGCGCCGTCAAAAGGTCGATACCCGCTTGAATGATCTGCGGGATTGCGGACAATAACCCGTCAATAAGACTTGTAATCAGCGTCGGCAACGCCGCAATCAGAACGGGGATCGCGTCGATAATGCCTTGTGCCAGCCCTGTAACAAGCTGTAAAGCCGCGTCAATCAGCATGGGGATATTGTCGATCAGCACTTGCACAACGTCCACGACAAGCTGAACAAGCGCCGGAACAAGCGTCGGTAACGCCTGTGCGATACCCTGCGCCAGCGTCGCGATCATCTGAAAAGCGAATTCTATAAATGTCGGCAATAGTTCCGCCAGTTTTTCAACCGCGAACGTCACAAGCCCCAGCAATCCGTCTGTAAACTGTTGCGCCGCACCTTCCGCGCCGGAAAGCGCGCCCGTCAATCCTTCACCTATCAAGGCGACAAACGGCGTTATTTCCTGCAAAAGTTCCGCCGCAAGCTGTTTCAGCTTTGTTATAATCGGCTCTGCAATCGCACCCAGCGCCGCCAGCGCGTCGTTAAACTTCGCCGTCGCTTCCTGCGCGGCGATAATGTCGCCGTTTACTTCTCTGTATTTGTCCGCCGCTTCGGAATACAGCCCGTTCAACGTTTCCGTAATAAGGGCTTGCCGCTCCTGCTCCGAAGTGCAAGCGTCAAGTTTTGCTTGAAATTCATCTTCCGAAACGCCCGCCCAATTCAGCGCGTCCGCAAGGCTTCCCGTGATCGCGCCCGTTTTCGCTGTTTCGTTCGCCGCTTCGGTCAAGCCTTCGATCGGCAAGCTGTCGCCGAAGGTCGCGTAAACGCCCGTGCAAATATTTGTCCACTCCGAAAGTTCTTTTTCGTTCGTGGTCAGCTTCGCAAGGTGGGCGGCGGCTTCGGTCGCCTGTCCGTCGTCGCCAAGAATGCCGTACAATTCCGTATAGGTGTTTTTCGCATCCTCCGCCGAATGTCCCGCCGTTGTGAAGCTGGTTTCAAGTTTGCCCATGTTTTCGCGGGCTTCGCGCGTTTCCTCTGCAAGCCCGAAGAACGCACCCGCCGCCGCGCCGATAGCCGCGCCCATTGCGGTTACTGCCGCGCCGATAGCCTTTCCCGCTTTACCCACCGCTTCGCCGACGCTTTCCCAATCAACCTTCGAAGATTTCAACTTCTTTGAAGTGTCGTCGATCTCACGTTGAATTTTAATCATGTCGGCTTTGGTGTTGCTTAGGTTGGTCTGCATTTTCTGATACGCTGGGTTTGTCGGCTCGATACCAGCTTTCCGCAACTTTTCAAGCGCCGCTTCCGCCGCCGCCGCTTTTTTTGCCTGTTCGTCGAACTGCTTTTGAAGCGTCTTTTGTTTTGCGGTTAGGGCTTCGATACTGTCGGCATTGTCGGCGAACTCTTCCGAAGCCAGCTTCATCTCTGATCCGATTTCGCGAAGGGAAGAATTTATTTCTTTGCAAGCGGCGCGATATTCCTTTTCGCCCTCGACTATGATTTTTTGCTTGATCTGCTCTTCTTTAGCCACTTATATCCCCCCTAACACGTCGTCAATATCAACTTCCTTCGGATCGGGCTTGAAGCGATCCGGATTGAATTCTTTGTGTATTTTGAAAAGCGTCAAGATTTTATACGGTGTCATGCGCCATACTTCGGCTTCGCTCCACCGAAGAAGCGTAACGCCGATATAAAGAAGGCGGGCAAGGTCGATTATTCCTTGCCCGCGTCCGCGTTTTTTCCGTTTTCCTCTTCGTCGTCCTCTTCGTCGTCGTCACGTTCGGGCGGTTCTTCCGTGCCGTTGTTGCCCATAGAAAACGCTTTGAAGATGGACGATTTCACGTCGGCAAAATTGCCCGTGTGAATAAGCCGTCCCACCTGTTTTTCGGTAAGTTCCGCTTCGCCCTCTTCCGCACCCTCATTCAAAAGCACGGTCAAAAGCCAGCGAAGATTTTTAATGCCGTCCTTTCCGGAAAGCATAGTATCAAGGCGATCAAAGCCGCCGAATTTATCTTGCATTTCGTCGATCGCATTAAGGCTGAAAAGAAGGTGTCTTTCCTTATCCAGCATGATCGGGAAACGTCCGTCTTTAATTGCGCTCATAGCATAATAAGGCGGGAAGCCCTATCGTCCGGACTTCCCGCCATGCCCCCTTTCCGTATTTCGTTGTTAAGCCGCGCTGTTGTTAGGCTCTCGGACGGTAGTAAACCAGCTTGCCGCCACCGCATTATCGGGCGCGGCGACGTGTTCAGCCTTCCACAAGCCGTCAGAACGCTTGATAAACTGCCCTGTAATTTCGGGCGTAGAAAATTCGATGCTATCGCCCTTCGTGGTGTAGCTTTCGTCGGGGATAGCGAATTTTACTTTGTAAAGCCAAATATACTTGTACTGTCCGCCCGCCTTCTTCGCGCGGAAGCCGATTGCGAAGTACGGTGCTTCGTCGGTTTCGCCGCCGTAAACAACGTTGTCGTCGTCCTGCGTCTGCCCCAGCAATGCCGCAAGGTCAGCGGGCAGAAGGTCGTTGACGTTCAAAACGATTTCGCCGGATACGAATTCTTTTACGATTTCGTCCGCGCCGTCGTCGGCGTAAAGGATCGCTTCGGCAACCTCCACGGACAGTTCCGCCGAAATAGCCTTTGCCATCCGGACGGGCGTTCCATAGGTTTCTTTGCCTGTGTCGTCAATAGTGATGGGCGCGCGGTAAAGATCGCGCAAACCGATAGTTGCCATGTGTTATACCTCCATATACTTGAATTCTACGGGAACGTGGTAATATCCCGTGTCCTGTTCGTACACTTCCGGATCAATCGTTACCCCGTAAAATCCAGCCGCTTTGATCGCCTGTATCATGCGGGATAATAGGTCGAAGAAATCCGTTTTCGAATAGATGTGCGCTTGATACGTGTATTCCGTCGCGCCGTTTTCATCGTCCGAAAAGTACGTTTCACGCCCCACGACAAGCTGATACGTAATAAAGCAATCCGCCTTCCCGCCGTATTTCAGACGTTCGACGGGAACGCCCAGCCCATCAAGCGTGTTTTTCAATAAGCTGTCAACGTTCATTTCTGCTTTTCCTCCCATACACGGCGCATTTCGGTTAAAACCTCTTCGCCGCTTTTTTCAGCCGCCGCCGTAAACCACGGACGCGCGGGCATATTTGAACGCCCGTAATTCAGCACGAAGCCTTTTTCGGCATTGCGTACCCCGTGCCGATCCTTTCCGGTCGGCGCAACCTCCACCAATTTTGCCCCGTCCTTTTCCTTGACGGAACTAACCTTGATGGACGCTAAAAGCGCACCCGTGCTTCGTCTGCTGTTAAATCGTGTTTTGATCTCGCTTTGTTGCGCCTTTTGAGCAACCGCGCCGCC